CCAGCAGGTACAATTACACCTCTTACGTCGTCTTCAATAATTCCTCTTGTTGAGCCGTCATTTAAGTATTTCCAGTCAGTTTTATAGAAGTCATAAGAACCTCTTCTGAATCCTGAGAACCCTAAGTTAAGCGCCATATCTTCGCTATTTGAGAATACACCATAAGATGTACCACCTGCACCGTAAGAATTTTGCGTTGCAAGCATATCATCAATAGCTAGAGATACCGCTCTATTTATGAAAAGCATATTTTCTTCGATTGCCCCTTGTGCATCAAATTTCTTAAGAATGTTATCAAACGAACCTAAGTCATCTGTAGCTGAAGTACCTGCAATACCAGTAGTAATGTGCCCTCTTGCAGTTACTGCTGCAAAAAGACCTTGTGTACCAGCAGTATCAGCTGCACCAGCTGTACCAAGTTGTGAGTCTACACCACCAGCCGCTGCTGCTAGTTCACCCTCAATCATTGCCATTTCAAGGTTATCTTCGAATCTTTGTCTTGTGTCACCTTCAGCTTTTAAATACCATAGGTAACCTGTTTGCCCTTGCTCTCCTGTTACTTCAACCCAACCAATTTGAGAAGCGTCAGAACCTGAAACTTCGTATTTATCTTTAATGATAATTGGTTTGTTAGTTAAAGAAGCGAAAGAAGGCTGTACTGCGTTAGACATTCCCGAAGTTCCTTTCTTAAATTCAGAACCAAATACGAAAAAGTCACACGTTGCACTACCACTGTCATCAGTAGTTGTAAAGCCAGATACAGCACCTACTGTTGCACCTCCTGTATAAGGAATTGCAGTACATGTTGTATTATCAGCTGCAACCGCAGAAATATAACACTTAATTACTGTAGGAGAAGTTTGGTTATCGCTTAATACGATAGTTTGCCCAACTCTCACAGCGTGTGTGCCACTTGATGCGATTGTAATTACACCGGTGTTAGCTACTGCCGCACCTTTGTAATGTAAATGTAATCTACCTTGCTCAGACCAAACTACTTGGTCAGAAGTCATAGGCATTTCAGCACCTACTAGTCTTAAGAAAGAAGCTACAGATCTGTTTCCAAATACTTCAACTTCTTGCTCATATAAATCTGGTAGGTATTGTTGAGACCAGTCATTAGAACCACCAGTAAAAGATAGGTAGTTACTAGACAGGGTCTGTTTAGCTGGTGCAGGTGTTGAATTTAAACTGCCTCCAGCCGTTGGAGTTATTGCTGCCATTATTTATAAATTTTTTAAATTAATTTTATTTTTTATCTCTCAATTTAATACGTAGCTTAGAGCTATCGTCTCCGCCTATTGCGCGTACTTTTACTCCACCAGATTCAACATAACCAGTACTAGTTTGTCTCGGGTCCATATTTATATTTTTGGACTCTGCTGAGATTTCCTTAATAGCTTCTGTTTTACCTAATTGATAAAAATGATTTGCAATTTTATCAGCGTTTCCAGCCGCAAAGAGTGCTCTATGAAATCCATAACCGTCTTTAAGAGATTTATCGTCGTTTAAGTAACTACCTAAAACATTGTTAACATCTAATTGGGTGGATTTCGCGTTATTAGCGTCTATTTTTAGTCTAAACTTTTTGTCATCAACATTGAAATCAAAACCTTTGAATTCATCATTAAAAACTTGTTCTGTTTTAGACCTATAGTCATTTGCTGCTTTTTCTTGTAATTGAACAAGCCTTTCTTGTTCATTATTATGATTATTAAAAAAGTCAATAGCCCTTTGTTGTTGTTTTGATAAATTTGACGTGGGTTTAACTTCTTTATAATATTTTTCCTTTTGACTTTCTAAATAAGTTTTAGCTTGTGCTAACTCTTCTTTATAAGCTAATTGTTTTCTTTTAATTTCTACTTCTTCTTCAATTTCATTATCATATTTGAACTTATCTTGGATCATAAAGTCTATTTCACTCTGATCTAAATGAGGCTTTGTTATTTTATAAAACTCTTTTATTAAATCAGTATCATCTAATTTGTTATAATTTTTACTAAGTCTTATATAATCTTCCATAGAACCGCCTGTATCATTCATAAAATCTACTAATTCTAAAATCCCCTCAGGAATATTCATTTCAGGTTGTTTTTCGTCTTTAACAAGCTGATCTTGTTTTTGATTAGACTCTAATTTAGTATCTGATTCTATTTCGCTTTTAGGTTCTTCTTTAATCTCTTCTATAACCTCTTCTATAACAGCTTCCTTTTCTTTGGGTTTATTTTTCTGAACTTCTGGTTCTTCTTGTTTAACCTCTTCGATAGGAGCTTCTTTACCCTTAGATTCTAAATTTTGTTCTGTAGGGTTTTCCTCTTTTTTAGGATTTCGTAAATCTACTTTAGCAATAGACTCCGCTCCTATATCAGCACCTATTTTTTTAAGTACTTTTGTTTCTTTTTCAGCAGCAGAAGGATTTTCTTCTACTACGTTTTCTTGTGTTTTTTCTGACATGATATAATATAATTATTTGTATTCTTTTAAAAGGGCAAGAATACTATAAGCCCTTTAATTATATACCTTGATAGGCTACTATAGTCCCAGAATTTACATCAATTTCAGTCCAACGACCATAAATTGTTACTCCTTTTGGGAATGTTACGCTATCTACTACAAGACCTGCAGCACCTGCTCCAATGCCTTCTGTGTTTACATATGTTGTTGAACTTTCTGCAACTAAACCACTAGCTGAATCAAATACTGTATCTGATAGCATTGTTATTGCAACAAAAACATTTCCTGATGCTGGAGTTATTGCGTCTGAACTTGCTGTTGTGTATGTTGAACCGTTTATACTACCAGTCCAATCGTTTTTTACTACTTTACTCATTATTTATTTATTTATTAATTGTTATTTATTATCTCGGTTCAAATTGTTCTAAACCAAATCCACCTAATGTATCAAACCCTGCTGATTCAAAATCTTTTGGAGGTGTATCATTTTTTCTTTGTTCTATTAATTCAGATTGCTGAGTAGCTTGTATTTTAGTTCTTTTATCTTTTCTATCTTCTTTATACTTCTCTTTATCATTAATCACGTTTAAATCCATTTGTTTAAGCTTTACATTCAATTGGAATTCATGTAACATAAGTTCTTTCTTTATAGCAGCTTCTCTTTCTAGCTTTTTTATGTCAAATTCTGTTTGAGCTTGACCTAATTTAACTTTGTTTTCTGTCATTACTTGGTTCTTTTGTATATCAACAGAGGCTGCTGCTTGAGCTGCTTCAGCATTAGCTTCAGATTGGAGTTGTATATTTCGTGCGGAAATAGCTTGGTCTTCCTCCATCTTTTTTCTTCTTCTTACTTTTAAAAGTTGATTAGCCAATTTAAGATTACGTACTTCTCTTACGTCTATAGCGTCTTCTAAATTAATTTGCTCTTTATTTAAAGCCGCTTGAATATTATTTTCTAAAAGCTGTTTCTCTTCATCATCAGGAGCTATTTCTAAGAATATGCCAAAGTCATGCAAATGAAGGTTTTTAACGTCTTGTAAATTTGCCATATTAAACTTACCTAAAGAGTTAATAAATGAATTTTTTGTATTTGCAAATTCTAACACATCTGATATTCTAAGTGAAACTGATTCAGCAGTTTTTAAAGTAACATATAATCCTGCATTTAAAATATGTCTAGTAGCAGTGTTTGAGTTTGCTGCTGCTAATTTTTGTAACCCTACAAGGGATTGATTATCAGGCATTGTTCCATCTCTTGCTTCGTTTAATCCCGTTACATCTCTCATTCCTTGAAGATAATAATTATAAGCCGTAATAAGGCTTTGTATTTTTGCTCCTCCGCTGGTGCTTTGTAATTCTTGTATTGGGACTCTACCATTATTAAACTCTCCATCTTGAGTCATAGACCTACCAATTACAGACCCTGTTTGAAAAAACATATTTAATGCTTCTTGTGGATTATAATTTGTACCATTACCTAAATCAACTTCAGCTATTCCATCTGCATCTAAGAATACACCGTCTGGTACCATCCTTGCTAATACTTGTTGAAGTTTAAGATGAGTAAGCTGGATCATATCAGCAAATGTTGTCATTCTGCTAACAAGCGACTCTAATCTTCCTTTATATACTCTAGGTGCTACTATATTATAAGACATTTGTACTTTTGTAGTATCTGATTTTGGTCTTGTCATATTTTCAGCAAGTTTCCATTCTAGTATATTTTCACTACCAATTATTTTAGCGCCAGAATACAATATTTCAATTGCCCTATCAACTCTTTCAAATCTTGATCTTTGGTCCGCAGGGGGATTAAAAGTATCGTCTTTTTTAATAGCTTTTTTACCGCCAGAGAGGGTGTCTTTAACTTTATATACTTGATTTTTATATGTTTTGTATTCAAAATATAATACATACACAAAACCTTCGTCATCTCCATCCAATGCTCCGTATGATTTATTGTATAATAAATGTCCCGATCCTACTCCATTATCTTCTATATTCCTTATTTCTTCATCAGAAATATTTGGAAATTGTTTTTTTAATTCAACTATACTAACCTTTTTAATTTCACCTATATAAAATAAATCATCAAAATAAGGGGATTCTGTAAATGAATATACTATATCGCTAGGGTCTACATAGTTTATTGTTATACCTTCTGCTTTATTAAATCCATTTTTTACGCAACCCATACCTAATACACAAATATCATAGTCCAACCTTTTTTTAGTTAAGTCATATTTGTTTTTATCAAATACATTTGAAATTGCCTCTTCTTGCGCTATTTCTATACCTTCTTTATACTCTAATTGCATATGAACTTCTAGTTCTGTTTCATCATATGGTAATTTTGCAGGATCAGTTTTAAATACATTTATACCCAATTCGCCTTGTATGCCTTCTAAATATTTTCTAGCACGCATATCTCTTGTTACGTTTTCTAAATAAGTATTTCTATTAGCTATAGCCATAGGGCTAGAAGAATAAGCTTGTACGTCATACATTCTTTCAGCTATTCCATTAACTACTATATCAACAAATTTTGGTATAATAGGCACTGGCTTCCAATCAAGATTTAAATATGATAAATCACCATTGATAGATAATTCGTCTTTATACTTTTGTATAGATTGTTCTCCTCTTGCATATAGTCTTAGCCTATGAAAATTTTCTCGATTTGATTGATACCTAGAAGTTCCTGAGTCTCTTTTAAACCATTCTGACTCGATTGCCCTACCGACCTTCGCCCCGTATTCTTGACTTGATTTTTCTGAATCAGATATTGCTTGACTCGGAAATAATCCTGTTGGATGTGATTTTGCCATTTATTTTAATATTTTTGAAAAATTACCTTGGTTATTGTATTTTTTAAATTCAAATTCTAATTTTTTTGTTGTTCTAACTCCGGTTGGCTTGTATAGATTTTTATTACATGCCATAATTGCTAATCCTGAACTAATTGCTGCATCAAACTTTGTTCTTTTGTTTATATCAAATAATGCCCAATCATTTAAAGTACGATTAAAATATAAATCGCCGTAGTTATTATCTTCTCTTAACCCTACATATCTATCTATATAAGATTCTATTGCGGCAGCATGTGCTTGCCTAATATCTTCAGATGAGTTTGGGATACCCCCTATTTCTCTTTCTGCAACAGATAATTTATTGTAATTTCTGTCTGGTCTGTTCATTGAGTATCCTCTATACCCCCTTCTTTTTAAATAATATAAAAGTCTTGGCTTGTTGTTCTCTGCAAGAAGAGGCATGCCATAAAACACTAATGCCATAAGTACATCTTCAAAAAACATTTCTGCCGTTGGGGGTCTTGACACATATTCTAAAAAGAAACTATTAGAAGGAGCTTCATCCATTGAAAATTTCGTAAGTCCGTGTAATGCTCCTTTTGACCCTTGACCATCTGTTGTTCCTGATATATCATATGAGTCACATCCAAATGCACCAATATGCTCGTTAGCTGGATATTTACCTGCATTTTTACGAGTTATTAAATTTTGCATATGTACAGGTGGTACCCATGATACATTAAACCTTCCCTTTTTATCTGGCATAAATATTACTTTAGAATCTTTTACACCATTTTCCCATTGGAAGTTCCCTTTTGATACTAAGCTAGACTGCCCTATATCTCCGTTATAATCAATCTGTTCATATATTTTTTGCAGATTAAAAATACTATTTTTCGTTTCATCTCTAAAAGCATGTTCCTCTGTTCTTGGAAATTGCCTATAAAATTCATTTAATGCGTCTTGGTCGCTTTTAAGTCCTTCAGCTTCATTTTGCCAATGCTCAATAACTCCTGTTCTAATTGGCTCTCCATAATTGTCGCAAGCGCTAGTATCTCCAGATTCAAAGACAGGCAATCCGCAATCGTCAATAAATCCTTCGTAGTTCCATTCCATAGGTATGAATAAGCTATATAATCCAGAGCTTGTCTGTCCATTCCTGTTTCTTTTTGTAACGTCTGAAGCATAATATAATTTTTTAAAGTTATCACCACCCTTATCAAGTGCATTTGATGTTGATCCCATCATACACTTACCAATTATCCTACTACCAAGTCTAAGAGTTGTTTTTGTTACTCGCCAATTGTTTAATATATTATCTGGTCTTTCCCATTTACCTGATTCATCATGAACTAATAATTGTAGTTTTTCACCATCGTACGAGTTGTCCCCGGTATTTTTCCAATCAATAGTCGTATCGAGTCCTTCCAATATTTCTTGGGTATTAGCGGAAGTAATTGACTTTCTTGTAAGCTTGGATGCTGGTACTCTATATGCCAATTCGGTTTTTGGTCTATCCATTCCATCTTGTATTGGTTTAAAGAAGAAGGGATAATGGGTAGATATTGGCACAACCTTGTCTGTAAACATTTTTTTTGCATCTGATCCTGTCTTAGATAAAATACCGAATCTTGCGTCTGATGTAATTGTTGCCATGTTAACAGTCTCTGCGCTGGACATGAACGAAAAACCTGACCTTCTATTTTTAAGGTAACACATTCCATAGCACCTTTTGTCTGCCTTGCAAGCTTCCCAGAATATAAAGAATAATCTGTTTGCTTCTCGAAAGTCTGGCTTCCCAACATCAATCTTGGACCACTGCAAGTACATATAATGAGTGCCAGTAATATAAGTATCACTGCCTTTATTGCGAAACGCAAAGCCTTCGTCGCGTCTGGTAAATTCTCTATCAATGTATGCATACCACTTATCTTGTAAATTAGCTGGATAATTCTTCCAATCAAATATTGTTTTTATATTTTTTAACTCTTTAGGATATTCGTGTGGTGTCCACTTGTCATTTTCTTTATCTACACTATCCAATTTAGGTAAAGCGATTTTGAGGTTTTGTATTTCATATATTTCCCCAATTTTACCTGTCTTACTTATTACTACTATATCATGTTCTTCATTATATCCATACTTCCATTTTTTAGATTTATTCAATCTATTTATAGTAGTGCGCTTTATAGGCTCTATTATTTTATATAAAGTCTGTTCATATGCCATTACTTAGATTTTTTTTCTGCGAATCCAGAAAATGTATTTTCTTTTTTCTCTACAGGTTTATTATCTAACATATTCTTTTCATCTTCAATTCTATTTAGAATTTCAAATGCATCAAATATTGCAAGCTTTTTTGTAGCAGCCGCATTCTTTAGTCTATCAGCGGATATATCATCATCTGTTTCAACTATAGCTTCTTTTGCTACTTTTACTAATTCATCAACTGCTCTATAACCAGCTTGGATTATACTCTCTTTCTTTTTCTTTAAATCCATAACGTATAGATATTTCTTTGTTTATTACCCTATATAATCTTTCTCCTTCGATTACAAATTCATATTCGCTATCAGGAGTGAAACCTATTTTTTCATTTACTTTAAAATCATTCGTGTTATCTACGTATTTGATAATACCTGTTAACGATTTTTCTTTTTCAATTGAAAACTTATCCTCATTTACTAGTGGTTTTACAAAAGTAAAGCCCTTAGTTGTTTTCCACACGCCATCGCGTTTGTAAAGAAATATTTGTTCAAACTCGCAGAAGTATAAATTATCTCTGAAATAACTTTTGCTATTTCTTTCAATACCCCTAACATCATACCAACGGCGGAATATATTATGGTGTACATAGACTTCATCGCCTTTGATAATATTTGTATTACGTAATATTGGTGTTTCATAAATTATTGCTTGACGACTTATAAATTTGTGATCTGATATATCCGTGTTTAATATCAACTCTTTATCACCAACTTTTTTAATATTATCGTATCTTTCTTTTTTAGGGTGTATTAAAAAGGAATATATGGGTTTCATTAATATTGTAAATTATATTCAACTGATATTGCCATGTTTTTATTAAAATCTTTCCATGGTAATATATCATTACCTTTTCTGATATATATAGAATATTTTTTATCATCTTCTATTATATCGCAGATTTCATGTCCTCCGTAAACTTCTTGTCCTACGGCGTAGTGCATTGCATCGGTTTTATAATTTTTACCAATACTAATCTTTCTTATCAGTTTGCTCATCTGCCTCTTTTATTTCAGTAAGGCTGCCATCGGTTACGTCTATGCTAACATGTCCGTACTTTTCTTTTAATTCAACCTGCATATCACGTAGTCCTAACTTAGCTACATTATATGATTGTAGTAAATTATTTTTTGCTATTTCTGAAGAACCTATTTTATATTGTAGGTCATTAATGGTTGATATTTTGGCTTGTAAATCTTCAAGCTCCTTATCTGTTACTTTTGTTGCTTTTTTACTCATTTTATTAAAATTAAATTAAACTAGATTATATACAAATATAATATTTTATTCTTTTATTTTACGTGTCCACACTACACTTATACTTATAAACCCTAAAACGCATTGCAATGTGGTATCACATGTATCATCTTCAAACTCTTGCTGGCTATATAAAAATCCAACCATAAATCCAATTACAGGGCCTATTGTTATTTCCGCATTTTTCATTTGTCCAATTAATAAAAATACAGTAGCAATTGCAAGTAATATATATGCTATCATTTTAATTTGCTTTAAATGCCAGGTATATATAAGTGCTTCCACTTGCATTAACTTCAGTATCAGAACCATTAGCTTCAAAATCAGTTGCATTAAAATCTACATTTTTAGTTGAACTTCCAGTAGTTGCAGCAGAATCATTATCTGCTTCTAATCTATTATTTCTTGGATTAGATGTATTTCTTGCACTATCAAACATTAACCAACCACCAGTACTATTAGTCCTTTTAATCATTACAAAGTCAGGTTGGAATCCTAACGAAACTGCATTACCATCACTTCCACTTCCACTATAACTTCCAAACTTACTAAACCCTGATTTTGGCGCCCAGCAATAAGCTATGTAATCTTTTCCACTTGTATTAACATTTCCTTCAGTACCTATGCTAAATACAGTACTAGTTGGAGCTGTACTATTCCAGTATGCTCCCCCTGCATTATCTTGGTTTGCGTCATTTGTATTTAACTTTAGCCTTTCTGTATGACCATTTCCACTATTACCCACATTATATTTGTGATATACTCCCCAATCTCTTGAACTACTTCTTTCTTTAATAAACATTACTTCAGGAGCAGCTCCTAATCCATGTGCAACAGTTGCAGCACTACCAGTCCCTTTATAGCTTACAATACTAAATCCATTTCCGGTATTTACGTTTATTGTTGAATCAATAGTGCCGTCATTATTGTGTTGCCAAGTATTACCCGCTTTCCAACATAATGCTACATAAGTATTACTATTATTATTCATTAAACCACTTGAACCAACTGAAAATCCATCACTATCAAAACTAGTAATCCCAGCAGAAGACGCATCTTCAGCAGAATTTAAATCTGAATATACACTTCTCCCTGCGCCAATAACAGAATTTACTAGTGCATGCTCTTGTGCGCTATTTCTTCTTTTCATCCATATAAAGTCAGGTTGAAACCCAACCCCCGTTATTGAACGCTGGCTGCCATTTCCAGTATATATTATTGGTTTAAAGCTATTAGCAAGTGTTGTATTACTTGTTACATTTTGTTTAATTGCTATATAAATATAAGTAGCGCTATTAGTGTTTAAAGAGTTGTTTGCGCCCATAGTCCATCCATCATCATCGAAAGAGCTTACCCCGTTAGTCATTGTATAATTTGCAGCAGTACCATTTGGTACTAATTCTATTTGTCCGCCTCTTAAAGCATCCACCATAAGCCAATCTTGTGATGCGCTTGTTTTCTTAAACATAATAAAATCAGGCTTAAATCCTACTCCAGTGATACTTTGTGTACTTCCATTTCCAGTATATGTTCCAATTTTACTAAATCCACTTACTGAATGAAAACAATAAGCAATAATTTCATCACCATCTTTGTTATTGTCATTATTATCTTGTACTGTAAATACAGTTGATGTTGGGGTTGTACTTCCCCAAGTTCCACCCGTAGATTCCGCGGCTGCATTTCCTTTTAAATTTAATAACTTATCATTACCAATTGTACTTGAATAAACAGGCCAACCATCCCAATCTCCATTCCCACCTGCAGTATCTAAATTTTTAGCTATAATTAATGTTGGAGTGGCACTTAATCCATGTCCTACTGTACCATTACTACCAGTTCCCGTATATTTTACTATACTAAATCCATTTGCAGTATTTGCATTTACTGTACTTGCTATTGTTCCAGTTATATTAGATTGCCAAGTATTACCTGCTTTCCAACACCAAGCTATATAATCATAATTAGTGTTATTTAATGCCCAATTTGAGCCTGCAGTAAAACCGTCACTATCAAATGAAGTAATAGTATTATTTGAAGTTTGATCTGCCCCACCACTGTCTGAAGCTAATTCCATACCCGTGCCTCTTAAAGAATCAAACAAACCATGACTACCTGTATGGCTTGTTCTTTTTGTCCATACGAAATCAGGTCTAAACCCTGCTGTTGTTACTTGTCTCGCTGCACCCGTACCGCGGTATCTTATAACATTAAAACTATTAGCGAGCGTTGTATTGCTTGTTACATTTTTAGCAAAAGCATAATATGTATATAAGTTTCCATTTGCATTTATACCATTACTTACTCCACCTGATGTTATTCTAAATCCAGTAGAAATAATTTCTATATTAGGTGTATCGCCATCTGTATATTCAACAGGAGTATCATGGGCTCTAATAAACCCTTGTTCTATACTTCTTCTTGTATCGTATAATCGCCAATTTGCATTTCCTACTGTACTTTTAATTAACACAAAATCAGGTTTAAATCCTGTTGTTATAGTTTGATTTGTTTGTGCATCTCCAGTGTAAGATCCAAATTTACTATAACCTGTTTTATCGGTCCAAGCATACATTATGTGTTTATCTCCATCTGTATTTACTGGTCCCCATGTACCAATACTTGCAACAGTAGAGGTAGGTGCTGTATCATTCCAAACATTAGAAGCAGTAGATGCCCCAGTTGTCTCATTTAAAGACATATATTTTGTTGCCCCCATACCTGACTGATAAACTGCCCAAGCTGATGAACTTGATAAATTTTTAACCAACATAAAAGTTGGGGCCGCGCTTAATCCATGTCCAATAGTAGCATTACTCCCCGTGCCAGTATAGTTTATTACGCTAAATCCTGCATTATCATTTGTGCTAACCACAGAATTTATAGTACCATTTGTATTATAAGTAGGCTCATTATCATTGGCTTTCCATGCCCAAGCCACTATTTCACCATCTGCTGTATTTATACTTCCCGCATTTGAAACAGTACCTATACTAAACCCATCAGTATCAAAACTAATACAATCTTGACTTGTTCCATTACTTGTGTTTTCTGTATTTGTACCATCTGGGTGAACATATTTGTTTGCACCTCTAACTACATCGGCTATTGCGTGTGAGTTTGTACCACTTCTATTTTTCCACCAAACCATTCCTGGACTAAAACCTAAACCTGTAACACTTTTTGCTGCATTAGTTCCTATATAAGTTTCTATATTAAAACTATTTGCAAGTGTTGGTGTTTCTTCATCAGCATCTGTAGCCCAAGCCATATAAACATATGTATCCCCATCATCATTAACATCATCGTGATCTTCTAAAATTTGAAATCCATTGCTTAAAAAAGCTATACCATTTAGATCTGACGCTTCTTGATTAGTCCCATTTACTAACAAATAATTTTTTCTTGGGTTAGAAGTTGACCTAACGTTATCATACATAAACCAACTTCCCACATCAGATGAATTTTTAATTATAACAAGAGCAGGTTCAAATCCTGTTTCTATAATTGGGCCATTATCAGAAGAATTACCTGTATAAGTACCAAATTTTGAAAACCCTTCAATATTTTTCCATGCATAATGTATATAAGACAATGATGAATTTGATATTAAATTACCAACTAATGAACTATTTACTGTATGATATTCGTAACCTGCCGAAGCAGTTGCCACCGCTCCAAGTGTGTTGAATCTTAGCCATTTACCAGAATCATTAGTTGTATGATATACATGCCAATCACCTGTAGTTCCACTATAAACTTTAGTAAGTACAAAATGAGGTTCTGCTCCTAACCCATGCCCTATAGTATATGACCCTGAATGACTATCAAGTTTCATTATACTAACACCAGCATCAAGATTTACTTGGTTAGAAGATGTAGCATTACCATCTGTATTATTAGCTACACTTCCTCCTCCTACTTTCCAGCAATATGCCACATAAGTTTCACCATTGTTATTAGTTCCATTATAACCACTTACAACAAAACCGTCAGAATTAAAAGATGTAACAGCATTTGTTTGATTATATTCTTCAGCATTATCATTAAAATACATTTGTTTGGTACTTCCTCTTGTAGAGTCTTGCACATAGTGGTTTTCAGCACCATCACGCCTTTTAATCCAAACTAAATCAGGTTGAAATCCAACACCTGTAATAGTTTGTGTTGTCCCTGAATTATCACTTGCTGAATTACCTGTATATGTAACTATCTTAAAGTGCTCGCTTGGTTTAAATTCAGCCGCCCCCGCAGATAATATTCTTTTATTAAAACTCATTTAATTTATATTTGGAAAATCGTATAATATAACTTCTTTCTTTGTTGTTAAAGCATTTATTTCTGTTTCTACTGTTGCAGATTGCGTTCTTAATTCTTCTCTTTCATCCGCAATAATACTTGGTACTGCATCACCATTATCAGATTTTCTAATTACATACCAATCTGTTTTTTGCAATTCACTATTAACCATTGATTTGAAATGATTAATTCTTTTTGTTTTTAGTTCTTCTAATGTTTCAGACCAAGTTTTATCCTCTGCATCTTTTTTAAATACAGTATTTTCTGTATCCCAATATACCTCACCTAAATTATGTATTCTTTCATCATAATTTTCATCTATAATAAGGTCAAATAATCCCGCATCTTTTAATGCCTGTTCTGTCATATTAGGTGCATTTAAATGTACCCCTTGAGAAGAAGTAAAAGATTGTGGAACTCCTTGATATATTGTTATTTTACCGTTTTTATTTATTGCTTTCATATTATGGTGTTGTATCTGTTGCAAATGTATTAATTGTATAATGAACAAGTGCTGCACTATCATTATCATCAATACATACTACTGTTATAACATTTGTTGCTGATGTATCTAATTCCGTTGTACCAACTTTTCTAATCGTTGCACTTGAAAAATTTGTTGCTAAAGTTATTGCCGCGCTACTCAGTGTACCAGAGAGTACAATATCAATTGCTTGTCCTAACTTTAAATTTTGTATTGTTAAAGTAGCTGTAGCTACATTACCTGTTAATAAGAATGTTGTTGCTGCTGATGCATCTAAGTTTTGATTTCCTGTAGAGGTACTTGTTGCTTTAGCTGTATATCTCCCTTCTAATTTAGCATGTGTAACATTATCATCTGTTATAGATGCTGTTACTACAGCGTTTGAAGCTAATTGATCAGCTCCTACTGCATCGTCTGCTATCATAGCTTGTTCTACTGCATCATTTGCTATTGTTAAAGCACCCCCAGCGGCAACTGTTGCATCGCCTGATACATTTCCAAAAATAGCAT